AATCAGATGGAGCTAAATATGGCGTACCAGGAGGATTTATTGTGCAAGGTGTATTGCAAAGAGCTGGCGCTAAAAATCAAAACGGCAGAGTATATCCTAAAAATATTTTAATGCGTGAATGTCAACGATATCAACGTGAGTATATAGATCAGAATAGAGCATTAGGTGAACTAGATCATCCAGAATCTAGCGTTGTGAATTTAAATAATGTATCTCATAATGTTTTAAAAATATGGTGGGATGGCGATGATCTAAAAGGAACCGTTCAAGTATTAGATACTCCATCTGGTAAAATATTAAAGTCATTATTTAAAGAAGGCATCACATTAGGTATTTCTAGTAGAGGATTGGGTAGTGTAAAAGAACTTAGAAATGAAGGCGTAGTAGAAGTGCAGGATGACTTTGAATTGATTTGTTGGGACTTTGTCTCAAATCCATCTACCCATGGAGCATTTATGGGAGTAATGAAAGAATCAGTTGAGAAAGGTATAACTAATAAATATAAAACGGTTAATGACATAATCACATCAATATTATGTGAAGATGGTAAATGTAGGATATAAAATGAAATTTGAAAATAAAAATTTAACAGCGTTGCGTGATCTATTAAATGAAGACAAACAAACAGTGTTTAGTGAAGGACCTGCACCATTAACTAATGAACAAAAACAGCAATTTGCAGAAGCAGTAAAAACATTTTCGCAGATGGGTGAGTCTGTATATAGTAATGGTAAATTAAAAGAGATTGTAGAACGTATCTCTAGTATAGTTGAAACTGCTTCACAACTTGTTACTGAAAAAGAAGATTTAGTTGACAAAGTATCTGCTAGTAGACACATGAAAGAAGTATCTGGAGCACTTAAGGCATTTCAATCATCTGCAAATGAAGTAATGATTCAAGAACGTAGAATGGAAGCTGCATTTGAAGATATAGCTCAAGGTATTCAAAAATATTTTGAAGTAGGATAATTTGGAGATTTAACTAATTATTTATATAATATAAGAGAATGATAATGAGTAAGTTTAAAAACATGTATAAAGAGTTTTTTGGTTTAAAAGAACAAACTAATTCAAAGATACCAAATCCAAAAGAAATCGAAGATGCAACTAATGCAATTGAAGATTTAGGCGACGCAATGAAAGATGCCGGATTAGCTGAATCAGAATTAGAAGAAGCTCAACTAGTTAATAACTTATCTGATTACAATGGACATGTTATATATCAATTAAGAGACCCACAAGAAGCTAACGCAGTTGCAAAGGATATTCAACGTTGGACTACTAAAAAAGGCTTTACTATTATATCACATGAAAAGTCAAAGTCAGGCCGTACGGGATATTTTTATTTTAGATTAGGAGAAGATCCAGGAACAGAATCACAAAAGATTCAAGGCTACTTTGCTCAATTACCAGAACTTTTAAAGTTTGCTTTTAAAGCACCTAAGAGTAAAGAGTCTAAAAAAATGAAACAAAGAAAATTTTAAAACAAGTTATATGAGTAGAAACCAAAAGTACCACAAAAGCATAGTACCAGGAAATGCAAATGCTGTTTCCGTAACAGGTAAAGACGATAGAGATCTTGCATTTGCTTTAAAGAATTTTAAACGCAAAATAAAGAATTCTGGAATATTAGAACATATTAAAGAAAATCGTACGTTTTTAAAGCCTAGTGTAAAACACCGAGCAAAAATGATTAAAGCAAAGTATATACAAAAAATTAAAGATATGCATCGAGACGATTAAGCATATTATATTATATATTATAAGGTCCTAGCAGAAATGTTAGGACTTTTTTACTGTTTTTTAAGTAGCCTTATATTTATTAAGGAAATACGCTATCTCTATATAGTGTCTATAAAAAACAAATTCTATTAAGATTTCAAATAATCTTATTTCCAAAAAACAAATTTAAGGAGAAAACAAATGGCAAAATCAGATTTGCTAAAAGAAGCAATTGCTGACGCAAAAGCGGTTAAAGAAACTGCATTAGCTAATGCAAAGATTGCTCTTCAAGAAGCTTTTCAACCTAGAATCAAAAGCATGCTCGAAAACGAACTAATGAATGAATTAGAAGATGAAGACATGGTAGATGGTGAAGAGGTAGAAATGGGTATGGATGACATGGATGACATGGATATGGATTCAGACATGGCTGACGAAACTCCAGATATGGTTGGTGTTGCTGTCGATTTAGACAATGACGGTGATTATGATCTAGAGGGTGAAATTGGTATGGATGATGAAGAAGACATGGATGATATGCTTCCAGCTGAAACAGACGACGTGTCACCAGAAATGGAAATGACTGACGACATGGCTGACGACATGAATGATGACGACATGGATCTTGAAGAAATCATTAGAGAGCTTGAAGAAGATTTAGCTTCAGATGCAGCTGCTGCAGGTATCGACGAAAAAGACGTTGAAGCAGGTATGTACGAAGGTATGTATGAAGAAGAAGACGGTGAAGAAGGTATGTATGAATCTAATAATTCAATTGAAGAACTCATTGAGGCAATCTTAGCAGAAGAAGAAGAAGAAGAAGAAGAAGTAATTGGTGAGATGGCTCATGCTAAAGATGAGGCAAAAGATGAAGAAATGAAAGAAGAGCTTGAAGAAGCTTATAAAACAGTATCGCATCTTAAATCAGTTATTAATGAAGTTAATCTTTTAAATGCAAAACTTCTTTACACAAACAAATTGTTCCGAAATTTTGAGTTGAGCGAATCACAAAAAATGAAAGTGATTGAAAACTTTGACAGAGCAGCTAATACAAGAGAAGCAAAACTAGTATTTAGTACTTTAGCAGAATCATTCCAAACGCGTAAAGCAGGAAAGAAAATTGTTAAAGAATCAAAATCAATGGCATCTCGTCCAGTAGCTACTACTGCTCCAAGCAAACAAACAACTCAGGTATTAACTGAAGGCTTCGAACAAGCCAACCGTTGGAAGAAACTAGCGGGTTTAAAGTAATTTAATTTTAAAAAAAAGAAAAAGGAAAAGAAAAATGAGTCTTAATTCATTATTACAAAGTCCAGACGCTTCTCAAAGAACAGCTGTGAAAGCACACGTTTCTAAATGGGAAAAAACAGGTCTTTTAGAAGGTCTCTCAAACGAGACAGAAAAAGCCGGAATGGCTACATTGCTTGAAAACCAAGCAAGACAATTAGTAAAAGAATCATCTGCTACAGGTACAGCAGCAGGTTCTGAGGAATGGGCAGGAGTTGCTCTTCCATTGGTACGAAGAATCTTTGCTGAATTTGCAGCTAAAGAATTTGTATCTGTACAACCAATGAACTTGCCATCAGGTCTAGTATTTTACTTAGACTTTAAATATGGTACAGCTCAACCAGGATTTGACGATGATAACGCAGAAGGTGATGGACACCCATTCGGTTCTCCAGAAGCTGACGATTCAATGTTTGGTGTAACTAATACAACAGGTGACCCATCAGGTGGTCTTTACGGTGCTGGTCGTTTTGGATATTCAATCCCTAGCGTAACAGGCGTTAAAGCAACAGTTTCAGCTGGTGCATCTACTGGTTCAAATGCAGGTGGCGGAGCTTCTGCTGCAGCAGCAACAAGTGCATCATTAAACTTCGATTCACTTTACACTGCAAATTCAGGACAGTATTTTAATTTAACAGTACCAGTACCAACAGATGCTGATCCATTAGCTGTTAGAGCATTTACATTGATTTCTGGATCTACAGAAATTATTCCTGTACAAGCATTTTCAACGATTGACGCTAACTTTACTGCATCATTTGTTGTAACTGCATCACAAGCAGATCTTATCCAAAATGCAATTACTGGAAATGAATTAAATATCAATTATAGCAAAGCACCAACGGATACAACTAGAGGTGACTTTGAAGATAAAGATCCATTTAAAGGATCAGGAACATCTGGTATTAATGATGGTACTGATATTGATATTCCAGAAGTTAATTTGGAACTTCAGTCTGAGCCAATCGTTGCTAAGACAAGAAAACTAAAAGCTGTTTGGACTCCTGAGTTTGCTCAAGATCTTAACGCTTACCACTCAATCGATGCTGAAGCAGAATTGACTTCAATGTTGTCTGAGTATGTATCAATGGAAATTGATTTAGAGATTCTTGATATGTTGATTTCTTCTGCTCCAACTACTGAGTATTGGTCAGCAGTAAACAATGAGTTCTGGAACGGTACATCATTCGACGCTGCAGCTGCAGTTGGCGCTGGTGGGTTCTATAACACTCAAGGCGGATGGTTCCAAACTCTTGGTACTAAACTGCAAAAAGTTTCAAATAAAATTCATCAAAAAACATTGCGTGGTGGTGCTAACTTCTTAGTAACATCTCCAGCAGTGGCAACTATCCTAGAATCTATTCCTGGATTTGCTGCAGACACAGATGGAAATAAAATGGAATTTGCAGCTGGTGTACAAAAGATTGGTGCAATCAATAATCGTTACACAGTTTACAAAAACCCATACATGAAAGAGAATGTAATCCTAATGGGATTCAGAGGAGCACAATTCCTTGAGACTGGAGCAGTTTTCTCTCCATATGTACCTCTTATCATGACTCCATTGGTATACGATCCGGTAAACTTCACTCCACGTAAAGGTGTTATGACACGTTACGCGAAGAAAGTAGTTCGTCCAGAATTCTACGGAAAAGTATATGTCAAAGGATTAGAGACTCTTTAGTATTTAAATAGTTAAACACTTTTTGATTTAAAGAATTAATAATTGAGTTTAAAGGGGGTGGCTTCGGTCATCCCCTTTTTTACTGTTTTTGATATTTATATAAAAAAGAAATAATATGGCAGTTCCAAGAATAAAATACGAAATGTTTGCCGATATTCGATATGAAGGTAGGCTAGTAGATGTATTAGACCGTATACGAGCTATACGTTTAGTTTTAATGGTACATATAGAAAAAGACTTAGGGCCAAAAAAAGAATTAATTAAAATTAAAATTCTAAGTCCGTATCCACCAAAACAAACATTTGACGCAATTCGACAAATTTGTTTAGGCAAGATAGAAACATTAACAGATCTATCTTACAGACAATCAACACTCACAAAATTAAGTTAATAAAGGTTATAAAAATGCCAACACCAAATCGGGTCAAAACCCCTCCAAAAAATAGTATTAAATTTTCTATATCATTATCAGCAGAACAAAAACAAGCAAAAGCTGAAATATTAGCAACGCCTTTTAATTTTATATTAGGTAAAGCTGGTAGTGGTAAAACATTATTAGCAGTACAAGTAGCGTTAGACAAATATTTTAAACGTGAAATAGATAAGATTATAATTACTCGACCAACAGTATCAACAGAAGATAATGGATTTTTACCAGGTTCATTAGAAGAAAAAATGAGCGAATGGTTAGTTCCAATCAGAAGTAATATGCGAAAGGTATATAATAAACCAGATCTATTAGAAAAAATGGAAAAAGAAGAAAATATCGAATTGGTTTCTCTAGCACACTTTAGAGGACGTACTTTTGATAATTCCATATGTATTGTAGATGAGTTTCAGAACTTAACTAAACAACAATTACAAATGGTATTGAGTAGATTAGGGAAGGGGTCTACTATGATATTATGCGGAGATCGGTATCAAATTGATTTAAAATTTAAAAATGATTCGGCAATCCATGATGTTCCAAAAATCAAAGAATCACGCTACGTAAATGAAACTATTTTAACAGATAATCATCGACATGAATCTTTAGAAGAGATTTTGAACCTTCTAAATGAAAAGTATTGATATTTATTATAAAGGATATTAATGGACTACTCAGAAAATAAACCAATATGGCCCGGAAGCTCTTCATTTAGCCCCGGAAAAACTCCATTTGGTTTCTTTGATACTGATACATCATTCCAATCAGAAGCTGACAGTTTTGCACAATTTGCTGCAAATAACGTTGGGTATCCAATTATGGATGTTGAATTAATAGATATAAATTTTTATACAGCTTTTGAATCTGCTGTTATTGAATATTCTAATCAAGTAAATCAAATTAATATTGTTAATAATTTAATAAATACATTAGGTGTTGAAACCGGATCTGATTTTTTAACTAATGACGGATTTACCGGAGCATTAGTAGGGGGCAATTTAAGCTACATAACCAGACTATCAAAAGCATATGGTACAGAAGCAGATTCAGGTGGTGATCTGCGTTGGTATAGTGCATCAATTGATGTTGTAGACGGCAAACAAACATATAGTATTAGAGATGCTGTATCTGCGTCATTAGGAGTAGATATAACAGATAATAACGGCGTTGAGATACGTAGAGTACTTCATGCGCCACCTCCCGCAATTGTTAGATACTTTGATCCATTTGTAGGAACAGGTATGGGTTCACAAAACATGATGGATGCATTTGACTTTGGTGGATTTTCTCCTAGTGTAAACTTTATGATGATGCCATTACATATGGATTTGTTCCGTATACAGGGTATTGAGTTTAATGATCGTATACGTAAATCAGCATTTTCTTTTGAGATTCATGGAGATGACATTAAATTATATCCAGTACCTGGTACTCAGGGAACAATATCTACTCCATTTTATGATAAGGTTTGGTTTGAATTTATATATGAAAAAGATAAAACTAACAGCGGTGTGTTATTTGGGAATAGCGCACTTCTAAACGGGGTAGTGTCAGACGCATCTAATATACCATATTCATATCAAAAATACGCTAACATTAATGATATGGGCCGTAGTTGGATATATAGATATGCATCTGCCATTGTGAAAGAGACATTGGGATATGTACGTAATAAATATTCGTCAGTTCCAATACCAAATGGAGAAGTAACCTTAAATGGTAGTGATTTAGTGACACAAGGACAGTCTGAAAAAGAAGCATTGATAACACAACTTAGAGAATTTTTAGACAAGTTAACTAAAGAACAGATGTTAACAAGGCAAAACACAGAAGCAACACAACAAATGGAAATATTAGGAAAAGTTCCATTAAAAATATATGTAGGATAGGAGGTAGATTATGGCATTGTTTGGAGGTCAGAGGGATGCTAAATTTTTAGCTTCAATTAATTCAGAACTAATAAACGCTGTCATTGATACAGAAATTGAATTTTATAAACTTGTTGTTGAGTCATCGAATTCGAATTTATACGGTGAGTCTGAATCTAAATCATATTATGACTCTATATTGATTCCATGTCTAATTACTAAAGACGATAAAAATTCTAGTATGGATGATTATGGACATACATATACTCGTACTTCTAAATTTGCTATCGCTCGAGACATTCTAGTAAAAGCAGACTTTTATCCAGAAGTGGGTGATATTGTTTTTTGGGATAATGAATATTTTGAATTAGACAACGTAGATTCTAATCAATATTTTGTAGGTAAAAATCCTGAAACATGGCCTAATGGAACAGATCATGGATATAGTGTGTCAGTAGTTGTTGATGCACATGCAACTAGACAAACGCCGCAAGGTATTTTAGATATGCGTTTTGGTGGTAATAATAATTCACCTGCATATAAAGGAGATTAATGCCAAAGTATAATAGAAAAAATATCGATCGAAAAACAAATAAACCAAATCCAGATAGAACAGATGGATTAGGAGCCGATCCAATCTTAAATAGATCGGAACAGACACGTCGTGATGATGATGTAATTCGAAGTGCTTCTCGTACTATATATGATATTGATTATGCTGTAAAATGGTATATTGAAAATGAAATTGAACCTCAAATTACAGCAAATAAAAATTTAATATCAGTTCCTACTATTTTTGCTAATGGTGAAAAGTGGGATAATGTTCGTAGACTAGGATATATACGAGACGAAAAAGGAATGTTACAATCTCCTTTATTAATGCTTAAACGAAATTCAATGTCAGAACGTGACAACAGAAAAGGTTTAGATGTTAATAGAAAGTTAACTGATAATCGTTTAATTTATCGATCTAAATATAATAGTAGAAATAGATATGAAGATGAACTATTTCCTATACCAACAAATCCTAAACAGAAATCACAAAAAGTATATGTAGTAGACGTTCCCAAATATGTTACTATTGAATATGACTTGATGCTCTGGTGTGATTTTACTACACAAATGAATGAATTGGTAGATCAAATATTACCATATGGTAGATTTGCTTGGGGAAATGAACAAAATCGGTATGAAACTATAATTGGAAATGTAAGTTTCGAAACGGTTAATACGGTAGGAGAAGATCGATTAGTTAGAGCCACAATACCATTAACAGTACATGGAACATTGTTATCAGAACACGAAACTAAAATATCTACGCTGAAAAAAATGTATTCAGTAAAAAAATTAGTATTTCAAACAGTTGTTGATATTGATAGTAATATATTTGAAACAACAAAAATTCCTACTCAATTATTAAATTCATCACAAACTATTGTAGGTGGCGGCACTGTAATTGTTAACGGCGCCGGCGGTAGTCGTACGACAATAGATGGTAATGTATTAACATATTTAACTACACTAACAGATAAAACTGCAACATATGTATCTGCTACTACGGTAACAGTAAACGCAAAACCAGGAATTAATCCAACCAATCTACAATTTGCAAATGTAAATGAGTTTGACATATATGTTAATGGACAATATATTGATAGTAGTGGATACACCTGGACGCCAAATGATGCTACAATTCAAACAATAGTATTTGATACTAATGTATTGGGTTATGATATTATAGATACCGATGCAATTATTATTAATGGGAGATGGCAATAATGGCTAGACAGATTCGACCGGGACAAATACAAACGGGGTCTTTATATAATATATCCTCATCATTTGCAGTAACTGCCTCCCATGCATTAAATTCAACATCACCGTTTCCGTTTATTGGAGATGCTAAAATAACTGGATCTTTAGATATTAATGGAACAAGTGGAGATATATTTCTTATTAAATCATCCAGCGTCGAAGTATTAACAGTTAAAGAATCCGGAGCTGTTACAATTACTAATGATGCACCAACAATGTTTTTAATCAGAGATACATCATTTGCTCCCATATTAGCAGTATCAGAAAGTGGTGTAGTTATATTTGCAACTCAATCACAAGAACTAACAACAACAGCACCACATGGTGCAATATATTTTACATCATCTAGTTTATTTGTAGGACTAGATTAATTTAAGTACACATATATTTATATAAAAGAAATAGGAAATACGAATGGCAAATTGGAAAAAGGTTATAGTCTCAGGCTCAGCTGCTGATTTAGCATCATTATCATTAGGCACAGCTTTACCGGTTGGATCAGGTGGTACTGGTGCAACATCTTTAACAGATGGTGGAATATTATTAGGTAGCGGAACTGGTGCTGTAACAGCAACTTCAGTATTAACAAATGGTCAACTATTAATTGGAGACGGTACTGGAGATCCTGCTATAGCAACAATCACAGCAGGATCAGGTATTAATGTTACGAACGGAGCTGGATCTATTACTATTACATCAACTGCGGGAGGCGGAACTGTAACTAATGTAGCAACAGCAGGAAGTGTAAATGGTTTAACTTTAACCGGCGGAGCTATTACAACAACTGGTACTATAACATTAGGCGGTACATTAGCAAATGTAGCTAACTCAGCTTTATCAAACAGCACAATTAGTGGAAAAGCTTTGGGAACCGATCTAGATGATCTTACTATAGGAGCTGGTTTAGCAGCATCTTCGGCATACAACGGAGGAACAGCCCGAACAGCCGCAGTTGGAGCAGGTACTCACATCACAGTTAACACTAATGACGTTGCAGTTAATACCACTACATTAATATCCGCAATTTCAGGATCTATAATAGATACGATTGCTGGAGATGTAAACGTTGACACCAATGGTGTTTCAACCATCCAAGCAACTGCCGTAGAAGGTAGTATGTTAAATACTAATACTGCCGATACATCTACAATTGAAGTATCAAGTAACACATTATCTGTTCTTAAAGTGCCAAATGCATTGACAGTAGATAATGCTACCATACAATTAAATACCGGAACTACATTTGATGGCGCTGGTGCAAGAACAATTAGTGTTAAAGACGGAGGAATTGATGCCGATGCATTAGCATCTGCAGTAGCAGGAACTGGTCTTTCCGGAGGCGGCGGATCAGCATTATCTGTTGATTACGGTTCAAGTGCAGGAGATGCAGTACAAGGTAACACAACTATCACACTAACTCAAACGTCTGGTGAAATTGATATTACAGGTACCGCAGCACAAGCATTAGGAGGAGCTCCTTCTTATACTATAGGTCTCGCTGATACGATTACTGGTAATAGAACATTCTCAAACAATGTTAATATATCAGGAGATTTACTAGTTAATGGAACTGCATCATTTCAAAATACTACTAATTTACAAGTAAAAGATAGATTTGTATTGTTTGCTTCTGGATCGGGCGGAACAGGTGATGGTGGTATTGTTGTGCAACAAGCAACGCAAAACGTTGGTGAGTTATTTGGATATGACTCTGGTGCATTACGTTGGGGAGTAACAAGTAGCTTCGCAGCAGATAGTGCAGCATATACACCAGACGCATTTATGTCGGCAGTAACAACTCTATCAAGTACTAATCCAAACACATCAGGACCAGCAGCTAGATATAATAAATCAGGTAATATATATGTATCATCTGGGGATTCTAGCATTTGGATATATGCATAATATTTTATATATTATAAAAAAAGTTACAAGTAAATATATTATGGGGTTTAAAGCATCTAATACAATTATCAAAAAAGAAACTAACGCAAAATCCCACACTGATATTAATTTAAATGAAACAGAAATTGTGACGTTGCTTTCTTTGGTAAAGCGATCAACGTTTAGTGGAGAAGATATCGAATCACTGTATAATCTCGTATTAAAATTACAACAACAATATGTAAATATTAAAAAATAAATAGTTATGATATTATTCTCGATTGAAAATTTGTCTATAGAAGAAATTGCAGCAATGCGACAATCATTAAATGTAATTGATATAAAAGGGTCATCAGCTCAATTTATTTCTACACTTCAAAATAAACTTGATAATGAAATAAGTTCAGCACAACAAATATTAAAGCATGAAGAAGAAAAAAAATCTCTAGGTATCAAAGAAATCGAAAAAGCTCAACCTGCAAAGAAATCAACCCGTAAAACTAAATCATAACATATTTATATTAAATTAATAGTTGTTCGGCCGAAAGGAAGTAGGCACACGCACGGCATAAGTGTATGTAACTAACCAACAACATGAAGGAAATATAATATGCCAAATTGGAAAAAAGTTATCATATCTGGTAGTAACGCTACCTTAAATAATCTAGACGTATCGACTGATATAACAGCATCTGGCAACGTAAAAGTAGCAGGAGATGTAGCTGGTAATGTCTTTAGAGTTAATCAAAGAATAGCAGTAAACGATCAATCTGGTGCAATGACATTTGGATTTGATAACACCTATCCTATCCAACTAGGAAAGTCAACTAATCCTATCACCTTAAAAGGTGACGTAACAGCATCAAGTAATGTTAGCGCAAGTGGTGAAGTCTCAGCAAAGTTTTTAGAATTACCATTTTCATCAGATTCAAGCGGTGCATCACTGTATTTTAATAATGGAACATTTGCTCCAAATGATGATGTTCCGTATATTCGAGGCGAACGCCAATCTGCAACTATTGGGTATGTAGCATTAGGATATAATGATAGTGATCTGCTTACCGTAGGAAAAAATAGTAACGGTAATGCAGTCCAGGTAGGCGGCTCTCTCAGGGTAATAACTGAATTGACAGCTAGCAATACCCAAATAAATGGATCATTAATAGTAACAGGTAGTGGTACTGTATTGGAAGTACAAGGAAGTGCAGGCACCTTATTTTCTGTTGATAATGATCTATCCGGAACACTATTTTCAGCTAATGATGTATCGGGACTTCCAGTGCTACAAGCATCTGCTAGTGGTGATGTGTTTATAGGTAAAACACCTCAATCATTATATACTACTGCCACTATAAGTAGCACGATTGGATCTACAACCACTGAATCGATATGCTCTTTAAGCACAAGCTCATATGATGGAGCATTTTTTGAATACACTGCTAGAGAAGTTGGAAATGTTAACTCACGAGCTGGAAGCATAATGGCAGTATGGAATAATGGAAACATCAGCTTTACAGACACATCTACCAGAGATATAGGAAGCACATCTCTTCTCATAATAAAACCAATAATATCAGGAAGTACTGCAAGATTGGTTGTTTATGGAGATAGCGGATTTAAAGTTAAAACAATAATCAAGGCAATATAATGAGTACACGGAGAGGTTCTATAACAACACGAGTAATAGCAGATGGGCTGATGATTAATCATGATGCAGCTAATAGAGCAAGCTATATCCCCAACGCTATTATAACACGTAATACAATTGACTTATCCCAAACAGGAACTTTTATAAACTCACCCACATTTGTAAGCTCTACACCCTCATGGGATTTTGATGGAACAGATACATCTATTAATTGTGGTGATTATGAAATGGACGGATTCACCGGGTTTGCTATTGAAGCTTGGTTCAAATCAGATTCAACAAATAGTGCGAGTAGAAGAATAGTTTCAAAAGATCAAGTAGGAGTTGCAGGTGCATGGATACTATGGACTAATTCATCAGATCTAATAATTCAGGTATATGATGGTGGATGGATAACTGCTACATACTCATCTTACTCAGAAGACAGCAATTGGCATCATGTAATAGCAAATATATCTGGCGGTAGAGTTGGACTTTATTTAGATGGTGTAAAAGTTGCATTTGCCTCTGGATTTTCATCACTTGATGATGCCGATAATGAAGTAATAGCAATAGGAGCAGATAGTGATCCTTCTTCTCCAAGTCATGTGTGGGATGGTCAAATTGCAAACGTAAGAGTATATAATAGAGGATTAGAAGACAGTGAAATAATACACAACTACAACGCTTTAAGGGGTAGATTTGAATAATAGCAACATATTTATATAAAATGGATTACACAAATAGAACATATGCATTTGCAAACACATCTGATACTGGAAGTGTAGATTTTACACAAGTAATGGAAACCTCATCTGAAACGGTTAGAAAATCAGTTGACGAATCCCAATTCATAATGAAATGGTACACAGCTAATGAACCGACCTTTATTGCAGATGAAAGCGTGTCTTTAACATGGAGTGGTAGTCATGCAGATTGTTTAATAGAGTTGAGTAGTGAATTTTGGACACCAACTGGCTCCATTTAATTTAAAAATAAACTAGACTTATGGCGAATGATAGACTTATATTAAGAAACGGAGCTGTTGCAGATAGCTCGATACTTGCAGTAGACGGAGGAGCTTCTGCTTTACCATTTGCAGACGAAGATAACATACATACAGGTATAACCTCAGCTCCTAATCCTAGTACAATTGCAACATATGGTTTCACCGGAGATGTATTAGCATCTCAAATTGCAGGAGAAGATTTAACCATTGGAAATATTTGCGTTATGAGATCTAATGGTAAGTGGTATAAAGCTAATGCAACTACCACTTCATTATCAACGAGTATATTAGGAATAGCACTCAATGCCGCTAGCGCAGCTGGTGGAGTTGATATACTCATAAGAGGAATAATAGGTACTAACATCAACATGCTTACATCAGTCTCTGCCGGTGTTGGTTCACCAATTTATGTAGCCACCACCGCAGGCACTATGTCTCAAACTGCACCATCAGCATCGGGTAATGCAGTTAGAATCGTAGGACATTATTTGAACGTCGTAAGCGGACAAGCAGAAAAATATGTAATATCATTTAACCCAGACGGTATCTGGTTAGAATTGTAAGTCATGGCAGATATAACAAAAGTAATGGTTGTTGAGATCGGTAATATAATAAAACTAGGTCCAAAACAAAAAAGTGCTGTAGAAAAGTTAGGTCCAAGAGATAAACCAACAGCAGGTGCACATATATTTAGTAGTGGAACATACACACTAAGCGAAGCGAACTCATTACATACCGGAGTCTTAGTACTTGTCACAACATCAGGAGTAAACAGCTTGGAACAACCAAGTGGTGGTATTCCTAAATACCGAATAAATACAATTACAGTTACTCCAAACTCAAGCACTGCGAATACATTTGATATTGCAATCAACGGCGGAAATAGGGGCGTTCCACAAGTTTCTGCAGCAGCATTTAGTGGCACTGGTAATGGATCAACACTGAGCTTTTCAGTAAGTCCCTACAATTTTATAATAACATATACTACTTAATAATTTGGAAATATCACAATACTTATATATAATATAAAAAAAAGGTTATAAAATATGTCAACTAAAAAACTGGACAAAAAAGATTTAGATGCAATACAATCTATCGGGAAACGATATGATGAACTAACAACTACACTAGGAAATTTAGAAATTGAAAAATTTACATTGTCTTTGCGTGTTGAAGAACTTGAGAAATTACATGCATCAGAATTAACTAAATTTGAAACAATTCGTTTGCAAGAACAAGACCTAATGGCAGATCTTAAAGAACGATATGGCGAAGGTTCAATTGATATCAATACAGGTACATTTACAGAATCATAGGTTTGGGGTTAAACCACCATATTTATAATAAACAAAATATAGGAGAATAATAATGGCAGAAAGAATCGTTTCGCCTGGTGTATTTACGAATGAAGTCGATCAATCGTTTTTAGCTGGCGGAGTAGCACAAATCGGTGCAGCAATAGTAGGGTCAACCGTAAAGGGGCCTGCACTAGTACCGACTCAAATTACATCATATGGTGAATTTGAACAAATATTTGGATCATATACAGATGATTCATATGTTCCATTTGTAGTTAATGACTATCTAAGAAATGGAAATGTAATAACAGTAACACGACTTTTATATGAAGATGGTTACTCTATACCAAATGGGGCAATTGGCGTCATTGCAAAATCAGGATCGGGTGCAGATGCAGTTGAAACCGTAACACATATACTTCATCCAACTCAAGCAGTATTAGGTGCTGGTAGTGTTGTGAATGCAGCATATTTTGAAGACTCGGTTATTAATAATAATTCGTCAGGTTCATTTGAAATAAAAGTATCTGGATCATTTACTACCGACACATCAATACCAGGCTTTAGTGCATTCCTAGCAGGGAATGGAGCTTCAGTATCAGCTTCAATTGTATCAACTGATAATTCATATATAACAAAAACATATGGTAAGTCTCCTAAATCAGTAGATTATCCAGTATATGTACAATATGAAAATAAAAATGCATCTAGCTTGTTTAATAAAATGGCTGATGTAACTATTTCATTGGAACAAGTAACTGGTACTAATTATGCATTTTTAGAAGATTATAAAACAGCAGCAACGCCGTTTATTACTTCTCAGAAAATTGGAACTACGGCAAAGAATCTATTTAAATTTCACACACTATCACATGGTACCTCAGTTAGTTCTGAAGTGAAAATTGGTATTCGTGATGTTAGACTTGCTAGCGAAGTTTCAGATCCAAATGGATATGGAACATTTACAGTAGAGGTAAGACGTGTAAATACTACCAATATTGCTAATACTCCATATTCATCACAAGACACAGACAGAACACCGGATATTGTTGAATCATTTGTAAATGTTAATTTAGATCCAGACTCTCCTAGATATATTTCTAGAGTAATTGGAGACCGATATAGCACAGTAACTGATGCTGGTGATATTGTTGTTAATGGTGATTATCCTAATTTATCTAAATTTATTAGAGTGGAAGTTGATCCAGGTGTAGCAGAAAAAACAAATAACGAAACATTGATACCATTTGGGTTTGTGGCATTAACATCACCAATTCCGATGTATAGTGCATCACTTAATTTAGCAGCAGTAGAAACATTAACATCACAAGTTCAAACCACATTTAATAGCAGAAATTATTTCGGATTTGATTTTGATAATTTGAATAACTTGAATTATTTATCTCCAATTCCAACTTCTAATTCGACTACTGGTAGTAATGTAGACTTTTATCTAGGGGATGTAAGTCAAGATGCAGGAGCAAATTTCCCAACATCAACAACTGCATATAGCGGATCATTGACAACAGCATTGAATGCTAACACATTTACCAGCAATGTTTCTATTAACACTAGAAAGTTTATAGTGCCAATGCAAGGTGGATTTGATGGAGCTCGTCCTAATTTACCTAAACTATCAGGAACAAATATTAAATCTACAAATACATTTGGATTTGATTGTAGTGGTACAGCCACAACTGGAACTAAGGCATATAATAAAGCATTTACATTGTTAAGTAATGCAGATTATTATGATATGAACATGTTGATAACACCAGGTGTTATTGATAGTCTTCACCCATTAGTGACAAGTGCTGCTAGAAACTTAGTAGAACAAAGACAAGACACATTCTATATAATGGATAGTAATGCATTAACAGATAATATTGATACTGTAGTTCAACAAGTAACAAATATTGATAGCAATTATGCAGCAACATATTTCCCATGGGTAAGAGTTGTAGATCCAGGAAAAAATAAACCAATTTTCGTTCCGCCATCAGTAGTGATGCCAGGTGTATTAGCATTTAATGATGTTGTAACTGCACCATGGTATGCACCAGCTGGTTTAACTAGAGGTGGTTTGACAACGGCAATTGGCACATATAAGAATCTAAGTCAATCGAATAGAGATGAATTATATGAGAACCGTGTTAATCCTATAGCAAACTTCCCTAATGAAGGAATTTGTGTTTGGGGGCAAAAGACATTGCAAGCTCGTCCGAGTGCATTAGACCGTGTCAATGTGCGTCGTTTGCTTATCGAAGTTAAGAAGTTTATTGCGTCGTCAACTAAATACCTAGTATTCGAACAAAACACTTCAGCAACACGAAACAGATTCTTGAGCATTGTGAATCCTTATTTAGAACAAGTAAGAGCACAGCAAGGTTTGTCAGCATTCCGTGTAGTAATGGATGAAACAAATAACACACCAGACGTAATAGATAGAAATCTAATGTATGGTCAAATATTTTTACAACCAACTAGAACGGCAGAATTTATTGTCTTAGACTTTAATATTCAACCAACTGGTGCTTCATTCCCTGAATAGAAATT